GTATAGCAGCGGCAGACTTGACGGGGTACACGCCTGCGTTTGGTTTTGAGATGGGACCACCGTCTGATAAACAAAGAGCGGCACTGGAGAAATTCGGTATATTCCCTGATGAAATCGAAAATGCGGGCAAAGCCTCTCTGCTGTTAGATCGACTGGCAAAGCGCCGCACGGAGGGGCTTACAACACCTAAGCAAATTCGCTTTTTGGAGGGGAAAGGCTTTCAGCGCGTAGGCACATGGAGATTTGATACCGCCAAGCACATGATAGATAGGATAGCTGCAAACGGCTGGAAAGTCCCCAGCGGAATTATTCCATCTGAATATAAGGACGGATAACAATGGGCAGCATTGACCGTATAGACGTTAATGGAAACTATGAACCAGGAAATTGTCGGTGGACCACCGCTAAAGCACAAGCAAATAATCGACGGCCCCGGCGCAAGTAGGAGTGTAAACGCGATGGAAAACACCCTTGATCTGCTGGAGGCACTGGAGCACATTGACCCGGCGGGCCTCTCCTATCAGGATTGGGTCGCCGTTGGCATGGGATTGAAAGAGGCGGGCTACCCCGCCTCCGCCTGGGAGGACTGGAGCCGCCGGGACGGGAAGCGGTATCATCCGGGGGAGTGCCTGCGTAAGTGGGAGAGCTTTACCGGGAATGCGGAGCCGGTCACTGGCGGCACGGTGGTGAAGATGGCCATGGACATGGGCTGGCGGCCCGCCAAGGCAGGGCATACGCTGAACTGGGACGATATGATCGGAGCGGACAGGGATACGGTAGTTGTGGTAAACCAGGATTGGATAGAGACCCGTGAGGTGGAGGAGCCTCAGGTCTGGGATCCGGTCCGAGAGGTGGTTTCCTACCTAAAGGCCCTGTTTGACGAGGGCGATTATGTCGGCTATGTGACGCGCAGCCATGCCAATGAGGACGGGCGCTATGTCCCATCTTCCAAGGGGTGTTTTGACCGCACGGCAGGCCAGCTTGTTCAGGCGCTGAGCCGGTGCGGGGGAGATATTGGAGCCGTATTGGGAGACTGCACCCCAGAGGCCGGAGCCTGGATCCGGTTCAACCCCCTGGACGGAAAAGGCGTGAAAAACGAGAATGTTGCCAGCTTTCGCTATGCGCTGGTGGAATCCGATACGCTGCCCATTGAAACGCAGAACGCCATCATCCGTGAGCTGGAGCTGCCGGTGGCCGCATTGGTCCACTCAGGCGGAAAAAGCCTTCACGCCATTGTCCGCATCGATGCCAACTCCTACGAGGAGTACCGCGCCCGCGTTGATTATCTCTATAGCGTGTGCAGAAAAAACGGTCTCGACATTGACCGCCAGAACCGCAACCCCTCCCGGCTGAGCAGGATGCCGGGCGTCACCCGGAACGGCCGGAAACAGTTCCTGGCAGATACCAGCATCGGAAAGGCGTCCTGGGAAGAATGGCGGGAGTGGATCGAGAGCGTTAGCGACGACCTGCCCGACATACAGAACATCTCTTCGGTAAAAGAAAACCGCCCTCCTCTGGCTCCAGAGCTGATCACCGGAGTTTTGCGGAGGGGACATAAGCTTTTGTTGTCCGGCGCATCAAAAGCCAGCAAATCTTTCGCTTTAATCGAGCTGGCAATCTCAATTGCCGAGGGACGCTCTTGGCTGGGTTTCCCCTGTGCGCGGGGGCGGGTTCTCTATGTCAACCTGGAACTGGACACAAACAGCTGCTGGAACCGTATTCTAGACGTATATGACGCTCTTGATTGGAATATCAGCAATAATCTCGATGTATGGAATCTGAGAGGTCAGGCGCTTCCTATGGACAGGCTGGCCCCGAAGCTCATTCGCAGATCAAGAAAACAACACTATGACGCTATTATTATCGACCCGATCTATAAGGTCATCACTGGCGATGAAAACGCCGCCGATCAGATGGCAAAATTCTGCAATCAGTTTGATAAGGTATGCACCGAGCTGGGCTGCGCAGTGATTTACTGCCACCATCACAGCAAGGGCAGCCAGGGGAGCAAGCGGAGCATGGACCGGGCCAGCGGCTCGGGCGTGTTCGCCCGGGACCCGGATGCGCTGCTGGACCTCATTGAGCTGGAGATAGGCGAGGACCTGCGCAAACAGGAAATCAATAACGCTGTAGGCCGGGCCTGTGCGGCAGCCCTCCAGGCGGCGGGGAAATTGGATGAAGCCGGCCAGGATGATTTGTGCAGTGAGAAGGCCGCTCTCGCCGCCTGCGAGGCCGCTCTGACACCTCGGGAGTATCAGGATATGCTCCCCGCCGTAAAGGCCGCGAGAAGGGCCGCAGAACGGCTGATTGCCCTTCGTATTGAAGGGACTCTGCGTGAGTTTCCAAAGTTCCCGCCGGTCAATATCTGGTTTGACTATCCGATTCATAGGACCGACGAGAGCGGAGTTTTGGCCGACATCAACCCGGATGGTATAGTCCCACCTAAGCGGAAAGAGAAACGCACGGTACAGCCAAAGGAAAAAAAGCAAACGCGATTGGATTCCCTGAGTATTGCTTTTGACGCTTGTGACCTGGACGGAACAGGATGTGTCTCGATTGCTGAACTGATGACCTATACAGGAAAGACGAAGAATACAATCCGAAATTGGGTGGACGAACACCCAGATTTTGAACGAGGAGATGATGGGGTCAAAAGGGTCAAAAGGGTCAAAAACACATAAATTGACCGGGTCAAAAAAGTCAAATTGACCCCTGTAAAAAAGTTGACCCGGGGGGTCAAAAAACAGGGGTCAAAAAGGGGTATATATATACCCCTTTTTTGACCACCCCCCTGATTTTGACCGCCCCTCCCCTTAGCGCGCGAGAAAAAATATACTTTAACGAGGTGAAGTAAATGAGTGAGCGAAAGAAGCATCTGGTGTGGAAAACATGGAGGCTCGATATCGCGAAGCAAATGCCGCCGCTGCACCACACACAGCCAGGCACAGATTTCGACATCACAAAGAGTGACGTTGTCAAGTGGCTTATGAGCCAATCGGAAATCATGCAGTTGGTTTTTAATGCAGTCAGAACCAAGTACATCGTTTACAACAAGGCCACAAAAACATGGCATGGTGTTGATTATGAGGATTGAGTTTTTCATGCCGATGATCCCGCCCACCGCTACCCATCAGGAGAAGAAGGTCCGAATGGCTGGCGGCAGGCCGGTGTTCTACGATCCCCCAGAGGTGCAGGCGGCCCGGTCCAAGCTGACGGACTACCTGGCCGGACACAGACCGGATCGGCCGCTGGAAGGTGGGATTCGCTTGTTGGTGAAGTGGTGCTTTCCCCGCGGCAAACACCGGGACGGCGAGTACCGGATCACCAGGCCGGACACGGATAACCTGCAAAAGCTGCTGAAGGACTGCATGACCGCTGCGGGGTTCTGGAAAGACGACGCTCAGGTAGCCTCGGAAATCTGCGAAAAGTTTTGGGCCGAGGTGCCGGGGCTCTACATCTGCCTGGAGCAGATTGAAAAGCCGGCCTGTGGGCGGTGCCGTTGGTACGAATCGTTCCAAGGGGTCTGTTGCAACGGGGACAGCGAGTACCGGGCAGATTTTATGAACCCGGAGGACAAGTGCCCTCACTGGGAGGGGGACTGAATATGCTGATATTGACGTTTCAGGCGGATTGCGGCGCTGCGCATATTTCCGGCATCAAAGAGGCGCTGGCCATGCTTCTGGAGCGCTGGGGCGACGTCAGGCTGGTGAATGTTCGGGAGGTTCAGGAGCCCGTGCCGGACCAGGCTAGACTGGCCGGATTTTAAACTGACAGAAAGGACGAGATCTGTATGGCAGTTACATGCAGGGGCTGCATCTATGCGGGATATCTGGGGAGCGATATCTGCTGCGATTATCTTTTGATTCGCGGGAAAATGAGGCCGTGTCAGGGCGGCGCAGAATGTACGGTAAAACAATGCCAGAAAGGAAAATCGGGCGCGGCTGCACGCGTCCGGCATACCTGGGACACAGAGAAAGCGTTTGCGCTGTACCAGGCCGGAAAGCTGGACGCGGAAATCGCGGAAGCGGTCGGGGCTGCACAGTCAACGGTAAGCGCGTGGAGAAAGCGGGAAAAACTTCAGTCGAACAAGAGCCGCATGGCCGGCGGCAGACGGGCGGACAACCCCTTACTCAGCGACGGTTGTGCGTTTGGTAAGCGCTAATGTCACAAAAGAAAATCAACCCACGCCGCAGACCAGCCACTGCCGCCGATGTGGAGCGGGCAACACGGCAGGCCCAGAGCTTTGCAATGGAAACGGTTTGGGCGATATTCTTCACAGTTATGCGGGACAAAGAAGGGTATGGGGTAAAACGGCTACAACGCGTATGGGCGGAAGCCGAGGCTTTAGCCGATGGGATATCTCAGGGATATGTCAACGTGCAGGACCTTGTGAAGACGCTGGAAGAGGAGGCGGGGATTATTCTGAAATGAGAGAAGCGGACGATTTCCCGCACAGGCTGCAAAAGCTGCGCGAGCGTAAGAGGGTGAGCCGAAAAGCGCTGGGCGAGTGCTGCGGGCTGAGCAAGAATATGATCGGAAAGTATGAGCGGGGGGAACGGGAGCCCTCGATGAAGGTTTTGGTTGCGCTTTCGGATTACTTCGATGTATCCGTCGATTACATACTTGGCCGGTAAAATTTTTTGACGGCGTCCCCCTCAGAGGGGGACGGTCCCTCAAAATTTGTGGTATGCTTTTGGAAAAGCCATGAGAAAGGCGGTGAATCCATGGGGCGGCCCCGGAAATTCAAAACGGCCAAAGCGCTGGCGGAGGCGTGGGAGGCATATAAGGCATGGTGCAATAATCAGTCCGTGCTGACCCATGATTTCAGCGCCAAAAACTCGGAATTTGTCAGCAAGGAGCTCAAGCGTTCCGTCACCTGCACCATTGAGGGCTTCTGCGTGTGGGCGGAAATGCCGCGGTCCATTTTTTACGACACCTACGCTGCCGACAGCCGGTATTCGGACATTGTGACGCGCATGAGGGAGGAGTGCGAGGTGGACGCCCGCATGAAATTCGAGCTGGGGATCATCGACACCCGCCTGTCGTCCCTCTGGATGGGCAAGTACGGCTATGGCGCGAAGGCGGAGGCCATGCCGGCGGCGCCGGAGGACGACCCCATCACCAAGAGCCTGAAGGAGGCCATGGATGCTATCGCCAAAACAGATTGAAATTCTGCGGTGGCCGTACCGGGGAAAGCGGGCGCTGATCTGCGACGGGGCCATTCGCTCCGGCAAGACCTCCATCATGTCGCTGTCGTTTGTCCTGTGGGCAATGGGAGCCTTTCACGAGCGGAGCTTCGCCCTGTGCGGAAAGACCGTCGGGAGCGCGGAGCGCAATATCATCCAGCCGCTGCTGGGCGTGGAGTACCTGAAGCAGAACGGCTTTGCGCTGGACTACAGCCGGTCCAACCATGTGGTGACGGTGACAAGAGGGCAGAAGCGCAACCAGTTCTATGTGTTCGGCGGACGGGACGAGAGCAGCTATATGCTCATCCAGGGCATGACGCTGGCGGGGGTGCTGCTGGATGAGGTGGCCTTAATGCCCCGCAGCTTTGTAGAGCAGGCCCTGGCTCGGTGTTCGGTGAAGGGGGCCAAGCTCTGGTTCAACTGCAACCCGGACGTCCCAGGCCACTGGTTCCGGCAGGAATGGCTGCTGAAGCTGGCGGAGAAGAACGCGGATCATCTGCACTTCTGCCTGGACGATAACCCCGGCCTGGATGAAGACACCAAGGCCATGTACCGCTCTATGTATGCGGGCGTCTTTAAGCGCCGGTACATCGACGGGGAATGGACGGCGGGGGACGGCCGGATTTACGATATGTTCACCCCGGAGGTCCACGCCTACGGCGACGGGGAACGGCCGCCGGGCCTGCCCTACCGCTCCGCCCGGTATATCGCCTGCGACTACGGCACCGCCAACCCCATGGTGCTGCTGGATATCTACGACGACGGGGAGACGGTTTGGGTGGATAACGAATACCGGTGGGACAGCCGCAAAACCTTCCGGCAAAAGACGGACGGGGAGTATGCGGACGATTTTCTGACGTTCATGGGGGAGGACCCGCAGTTCTTCTGCCCCGCCGTGGTGGACCCGTCCGCGGCCAGCTTCATCGCGGAGCTCCGCCGCCGGGGCGTGGCCGTCCTGGAGGGCGGCAACAACGTCCTGGACGGCATCCGGCGGGTGAGCGCCCTGTTTGCCCGGCGGGTCCTGCGGGTCCACCGGCGATGCGAGGGGCTGATAGAAGAGCTGGAGAGCTACGTTTGGGACGGCAAGGCCGCTTCCCTGGGGACCGAGCGGCCGGTAAAGCAGTTGGACCATGGGCCGGACGCCCTGCGCTATTACGTCAACACCTGCCTGCCCAAATGGCGGTACGGGGAGGAGGGATAGCTTGAGCAAGCATAAAAAGAACGCCCCCCGGAACACGGCGGCGGAGCCCGTTCGGACGGCGGACGCCTTTTCCAATCCCCTGTTCCGGCTGGGGTATGGCTCCCAGTCCCCGCTGGAGGCCACGGAGTACCCCCTCACCCGCTTGACGGACAACTACGCTCTGCTCAACTCCCTGTACCGGAGCGCGGGGATCTGCCGCAGCGTGGTCAGCATCGTGCCCAACGACATGACCCGGCGGTGGTACGAGCTCCGGGGCGCCGGGCCGGACAGTGTGCAGGTCCTCCGGCAGGCGGAGCGGGAAACCGGCCTTAGAAACAGCCTGGACCTGGGACTCCAGTTCGGGAGCCTGTACGGCGGCGCGGCGGGCCTCATCCGCGTGCGGGGTCAGGAGGGGCGGCTGGAGGAGCCCCTGGACCTGGAGGCGGTGCTCCCCGGCGCCTTCGAGGGAATCCAGATTTTTGACCGGTGGACGGGGGTGGCCCCGGAGGAACGGCTGGTGTTCCAGCGGGGGCGGATGCTGCCGGAATACTACCGCATCGACAGTGCGGAGAGCGGCATCCACATCCGGGTCCACCACTCCCGCGTCGTCCGGTTTACCGGCGGCGTGCTGCCCTACCTGGAAGAGCTGGCGGAGCTGTACTGGGGGGAATCGGACATTGAGCCGGTCTATGACGACATTGTGCTGTACGACAACGTAATGCACAACATGGGGGCGCTGACCTTCCGGGCCAACACGGACACCCTGGAGGTGGACAACCTGGACCAGCTCTTTTCCGTGGGATCCGGCCAGCAGCAGCGGCGGTTCTGGAACACCATGCAGGCCCAGAGCGTCCTGCGCTCCAACTTCGGGATGCAGCTGGTCAACCGGGGGGACCAGATTCACAACACCCAGTACAGCTTTACCGGGTTTGACCATGTGGTGGAGGGCGTGCAGCTCAATCTGTCGGCCAAGACCCACATTCCGGTCACCCGTTTGTTCGGGCGGTCCCCGGCGGGGCTGAACGCCACCGGGGAGAGCGATATGAAAACCTACTACGACTACGTGGACACCCTGCGGGAGACCCGGCTGCGGCCCATTCTGGAGCAGGTGATCCCGGTGCTGTGCATGTCCGCGCTGGGGGAGGTCCCGAAGGGGTTGGAAATTCAGTTCCCGCCGCTGTGGACCCCAACGGCCCGGGAGACGGCGGAGATCGCCGGGCAGAAGGCCGCCGCCGTGCGGGATATGTTCCAGGCGGGGCTGCTGCGGGCGGACACCGCCATGAAGGAGCTGAAAGCCCTCTCCGACGAGACGGGGATGTTCGGCAGCATCAGCGGCGAGGAGATCCAGGCGGCGGAGGGGAAGACCTACCAGGACGTGACCGCCCTGCGGGATCCGTTGATTGGGCTGGGGTTTGAGACGGAGACCGCCGGCAGCCTGACGGTGGACTACAATCCCTACCACGACCCCAGCAACGGGCGCTTTACCACCGGCGGCGGCGGTGGTAAAATAGGAAAGACCAAATACGCGCCGTCGCCGCAGCGGAATCATGAAGGGATTCAGCTCAAGCCAAAGACCTACTCCAGATTGTGCGGGACATTGGGAACGCAGTATCCGAATTTGCCGGAAGGTGCAGTCCGACAAATTCGGGACGGTCAAAGGGTATACACCGTCAAAGCGGATGGCTATGGCGGTATGAGCGTGATGCGAATCAAGCAAATCAGGTAGGAGGCAGTGACTGTGGAGAAGAAGCTGAGAAAATTTCTGGAACAGTACATTGGTCGCGGCACGCAGAAAAATGATATCGTTACTCAGGAGGCTGTAGACCTTCTCATATTAACTGCGCAGGATGACCACATCGAACAGGAAATTATCGACTACGGTACGGCCAACCCGGACGCTCCGTTTTGGGATTTCCTGAATTTTATCAAACCCGGCCTGCACGGCGTCACCCAGGAGGAGCTTTTGGCTGAGGACGAGGAGGACTGAATGCCGTCCCTGAACCGGGGCCCCGCCAACAAGGAGCAGGAAAAGCTGATCGCCCTGTTTCTTCAAGCGGAGACGGACATCATCAATGAAATTGGGCGGCTGCGCTCCACGGGGAACGTGGATTACCACGCCCAGGCCGCCCTGGACCGCATCCAGCGGACGCTGTACGGCCTGGAAACCGAGTCCTGGAAGTACGTCCCGCTGATGATAGAACACGAGTTTTACGTCAACCATCCGGAGGCCCGGCGCATCCCGGAGACTGTGGAAAAGCACGCGGCCGGGTACGCCAATGCCGCCGTCCTGACGGCGGAGCAGCACGCCGTGATAGACCTGCTGGTCACGAACCTGATGGGGGAAATCACGGAGGCCAACGTGACGGCCCTGCGAGGGCTGGAGAATGCGCTGCTGGGCCGGACGGAGGCGGACCCGCTCCGGCGCGTGGGGCTGGAGTGGACGGCCCGGATGGAGGCTCAGGGGGCTGGGGCATACAGGATGCTCCCGGGCTTTGTGGAGGCCCTGCGCCGGGACGGCGTGACGGCTTTTGTCGATAAAGCGGGGCGCAAGTGGAGCCTGCACACCTACGGGGCCATGGTCCTGCGCACCACGTCGCGGCAGGCGTCCAATCTGGCCGCCCTTACCGCAGATCCGGGCCATGACCTGTACCAAATCAGCAGCCACGCCACCAGCTGCCCCCTCTGCGCCCCCTACGAGGGCCGGGTTTATTCCAAAAGCGGCACGGACCCGGATTTTCCGCCCCTGGCGGCGGCGTTCGGCAAGATGGACGCGGCCGGGCCGGATACGCTGGCCAACACCTGGCTGAACATTCACCCCAACTGCCTGCATGTGCTGCTTCCATGGACCGATGCGGGGCGTACGCCGGAGGAAATTCAGGCAATCAAGGATTTCTCCAGCCCCGAGAAAAACCCCTTCGACCGGGATCCCCGGACCCAGGAGCAGATTGAGGCGTACCGGCGGAAGGAGCAGGGGCGGCGTAAATGGCTGGCCGATTACCGCCAGTGGGAGCGCTATCGTGTGACCCTAGGCGACAAGTGCCCACGGTCCTTCCAGACCTTCCTGCGGCATAAGCAGGCGGGGGATGAGAAGTACCAGAAGTGGCTGGAGGAGTACCGGCAGGCAAATTTCCTTGCAAAGTACGGGAAAGTGCGGTATCATGAGGACGGAACCGTTGTGGTGACGGATACATGGACCATTCACAGGTCTATTCCAGCTATTTATCGTCCGAACGCGGTGATAGAAACGCAGTTTCCGAGTAGACAGGTTGACCGAATATTTTATGACGAAGATGGAAAGATGGTCCTACAGATACATAGCGGCGATCACGGATTTCCTAAACGGCATCCATTTGGCCAACACGGAGAGCATCAGCATCAGATAACCTGGGATGAAAGCCACATGACGGTGCAGCCCGGAAAAGAGCTAGAAGAAAAGGTTTGGTTTGAGAATAGGGATATCTTGGGGGATGATTAGATGACAGTTGAAGAGTTTAGGGATATCATTCGCTACAACGAGCCCTATTTTCTGTACCATGGAAAAACGTATAGTATTTGCCGCCCAGATGATATGTTCTACGCCAGATGTGATGATTGGCCTGCTGATCAAGACCTTGCTTTTCAGAATGTGGATGACTTGCTGGAGCATTGGATGATTGAAGGCAGACCGCTTAAAGATGTTTTGCCGGAGACTAAGTTATGACTGAGGATATAATCCGCGCCATTGAGGCTGCGCTGAAGAAAGGTTTGCGGGTGGAGCTGACGCTGAACAGGGACGGGACAGTTACGGTCCGCACGGTGGTCCGGCAGACCCTCAAGCCTTGACAAAACGAAATCGGGCGGTTATACTGAGCATGGAAAGGGCGCTGCCGGCAGACGGCTGGCCCCTCAGTTGGTTACAGGAGTAACCGCCTTGGTTTGGAGCCTGGGGCGGTTACTTCTTTTTGTACGCCTGAAGAAACAGGCCGCAAATGCCGATGATAACCAAACAAAGCTGTAACACTTCGGATGTACTCATGGCATCCCCCTCCTTTCACCGGAGGGGGCAAGAAGTCCCCTCCGGGACGGAGGGGCCAACCGCCTACCGCATACTGGCAGCGCCGCTGACAGAATAACACAGAATCCGGCACAAATCAATAGTGTACCCACGCCCGAAACGGCGGGCGGGAAGGACCAATCGGGGTCAACTGCTGAGAAATTCTCGGCGGTTGGCCTCTTTTTCTTTTGCGAGGTGATGCAGTTTGCTTGCGTATTACGGGACCCGGCTGAGCCCCCACATGGACAAGACCCCGGAGGGCTATCTCATCTGCCGGGACGTGCCCATCGCCCGGACGGGGACGCAGGTCTACGCGGCGGGAGAGCTGGGCCTTGACGGGGATCCGGGCCGGGCCGTGACGGTGGAGCGGCACCCGGAGGACGTGTTTGAGCCGGAGGCAATGGCCAGCTTTGAGGGCAAGGACGTGACGGCGGGGCACCCGCCGGAGCAGGTGGGGCCGGAGAACCATGCGCACTACTCCAAGGGCCATGTGCAGCGGGTCCGGCGGGACGGGGATAAGCTGGCGGCGGATCTGCTCATCAAGGACGCCGCTCTCATCTCCGACGTGGAGAACGGGGTGCTGCGGGAGGTCTCCTGCGGATACCTGTGCGAATACGTCCCGGAGGGGGATGGATTCAGGCAGAGGCACATCAGAGGCAATCACGTGGCGGTTGTGCCGAGGGGCAGGGCCGGGCACGAGGTAGCGATACAGGACGCCGCCGGAACGGCGGAGAAAGGCAGGAAGTGCATGGGAAAATTCGCGGAAGCCATTCTGACCGCCCTCGGCATGGCGGCGAAGGAGGCGGAGGACGAGGAGCAGGTAAAGGCCCTGGCCGCAAAGGCGGCTATGGCGCTGGACGCGGCCCCGGAGGACAAGTCCCAGGAGGGCGGCAAGCCGGAGGAAACGCCCGCCGGGGACGCCTGCGGGGCGCAGGACGAGATGGTGGAGAAGGCTCCAAATGGGGACGATCTCGGGAGTAAGCTGGACAAGGTGATTGCCATGTTGGCGGGGCTGGAGAAGAAGAACGACAGGGAGGAAAAGGCCCTGCGGGACGAGAAGACCCTGGACAGCCTGCTTGACCGGCTGGAGCGCGGCTCCGGCTCTGTCACCCTCCAGGCGGACGCGGCCCCCCTGGAGCTGCTGCGCCGGATGCGCCCCGCCGTGGCGGCCATTCCGGACCGGGAGGCCCGGGCCCGCGTGGTGGACGCCCTGCTGGACGGTCTGGACGGGGGCGTGATGGACCAGCTCCAGACGGCGGCGGAGCAGAACGCCAAAAAGGCTCTGGACGCGGCGAAGCCCATGTCCTTCGAGGACCGCTGCCGGGAGGCGGAGGCGGCCTATGCCGCCCGGAATCCCCACAAGAAGAAGGAGGATTAAACCATGACCGGACTGAACCCTCAGAACATCGGCAAGACCATGAACCACGGCTATGCGGGCAGCTACGCCCGCCAGCCGGATATGATTGTCAACACCCACCCCGCCGGAGCGGAGATCGCCTTCGGCGCGGCCCTCAAGTACAACACCGCCGGGGCCGTTGTTCCCATGGGCGCGGGCGATACTGCCGCCGCGTTTGTGGGCGTGGCCGCCCGGGAGGTCAAGAGCGCGCTCAACTACCTGGAGCAGAATACCGGCTCCTACGCCGAGACCGAGGCCGTCCCTGTGTTCATGCGCGGCGCAATCAATGTCAAGTGCAATGCGGGCACCCCCGCCCTGGGCGGGGACGTGTACGTCCGGGTGACGGCCAGCGAGTCTGTGCCGGCGGGCGTTGTGGGCGGCTTCGAGGCCGTTGCGGACGCCACCGCCGCCAATACTGTCCTGCTGACCAACTGCCAGTGGGCGGGCCCCGCCGACGCCAATGGCATCGCGGAGCTCCGCATCCTGACCATGAATAAGGCGTAAGGAGGAAACGGAAATGAACAAATTTCAGAACGTGGGGACCTTCGACGCGGGTGTCATCCGTGCCCCCGGCGGCGGATCCGCGCCGGCGGGAGCCATGACCATGGACGCCGCCGGGATCGCCTCCGGCATGGCGTTCCTGACCAGCGAGCTGGAGAAGCGGGACCCCATCGTCCGCAAGCCTCTGACCAGCGTCACCTACCCCCGGGACATCGTGGTGAAAACCGGCGGCGGCTGGGTGGATTTTATCTCCGCCCAGTCCGTAGGCTACGGCCTCACCGGGGGCTCGGGCGACGGCCCTGTGCAGGCGGGAGGCTCCAACGGCCTGCCCATCGTTCAGGCCAACGTGGACAAGGGGTTATATAAGGCCCACGCCTTCGCCGCCGCGCTGCGGGTCATGTGGATCGATATGCAGAAGGCCAACTACATCGGACGGTCCCTGGACCAGCTGCTCCAGGACGGGATGCGCATGGCCTACGACAAGCATATGGACCAGAACGTGTATACCGGCATCGAGGAGTACGGCACCTACGGCCTGGTCAACAATCCCAACGTGACGGAGACTGCCGTCTCCGGTGGCGCGTGGTCCGCCAAGACCAAGGAGCAGATTCTGGCCGACATCAACAGCGCCATTACGGCGGTTTGGGAGGCGGCGGAGTACGACGAGGACGCCATGCCCAACCACATCCTGCTGCCCTACGCCCAGTACACCTACATCCTCAACACCATGGTGACCGACATTGCCACCGAGACCATCCTGGACTATGTGCTGAAGAACAACATCGCCGCCAAGAACGGCCAGAGCCTGTATGTGGGGGCCGTCCGCTGGTGCAAGGGCGCGGGTACCGGCGGCACGGACCGTATGGTGGTGTATGTCAACCACGAGCGGTTTGTCCAGGTGGAGGAGCTGGCCCCCCTGGCTCGGGTCATGAGCCAGCCCAACGCAACGGAATTCTGCTACGACACGGCCTATGCGGCCAACCTCTCCGAGGTGGAGCTGTTCTACCCCCAGACCATGGGCTACTTCGACGGCATCTGAGGAGGGCGCGGACATGATTGTGGTATCCAGGCGCAATCTCGTCATCCCCGGTCCCAACGGGGAGAGGTTCCGGATGGCGAAGGACTATATGGGCCCTGTCCCCGCCTGGGCGGAGGAGTCCGCCTACCTCCGCGCCCTGGCGGCGGACGGGAAGGTGATTCTCTCCGGCGGCGGGGAGAAGCAGTCCGGCAAGCCCAAGAAGCAGAAAGGGCCTGACAGTGCCGTGGCCGGGTAAGCCGCAGTTCTTCGGTGTCCGGGCGGCGGCCGCGAACATCGGGCATGGAACCGGCGGCTATACCGTGGAGATGTTCCGGGCGGATTTTCCCCAGTTCTTCACCGGAGATGGGGAGTTTCTGGTCCCCGCCGCCATGCTGGAGGCGTTTATCGCTCAGGCCAACGCCGCTATCGCACCGGATAAATGGCTTGAGGGCTGGCGTTATGCCTGCGGGCTGTACGCCGCCCACCAGGCGGCGCTCTACCTGCGGACCTACGCGCCCAGCTCCGAGACCCCCGCCCAGGCGGCGGCGTCCGGGGCGCTGGTGGGGGTGGTGAAGTCGGCCGCCCTGGGACAGGACAGCGTGAGCTATGACACGGACGCGCTGACCAAGGCCACGGCGGACTGGGGCGGACTGAACGCCACCCAGTACGGACAGCTGCTGGCCACCCGGGCGCGGCTGGTGGGGATGGGAGGGACCTGCGTGATATGATCAACTACCGAGATTGGTACACGGACCGCATGGATATTTTCCGGGTGCAGGCGGTCCAGGACGGCAGTCTGACGCGGCATGAGCGGTCCCCGGTTCTGGAGGATATCCCCTGCCGGGTGTTCCAGATAGACGCGGAGCGGCTTGTCCCGTCCCAGACGGCGGCGTCGGCGGGCCGTGGCGGGCAGGGCTCCGGGGACTGGGTTCAGTGCGCGAATGAGGTGGATATCCGCCCCGGGGATGAGCTGCGGCTCCGCCGGGGCGCGGGGCTGGGGAAAACCACTCCGGAGCTCCGGGCCTTTGCCGGGGAGCCCAACTACTACTTTGAGCCCTTCGGGGCGGTCCTGCCCGGGTTGGCCCACCAGGAAATCCCGCTGATACAGGAGGAGCGCGTGAAATGAGCTACAACGTAAATCTTCAGCAGCGCCTGCACCAGCTGGAACAGATGCGGGCCGCGCTGCCCGGTACGCTGCGGCAGGTCCAGACGAAAGCCGCTGTGCGGGCGGTAGAGGCCGCCGCAGACGCCACACCGCCCAAGGCGGGGACGGGGCGGGGCTCCCACAGCGGGACCAACACCCTGACCGGCCAGCTCAAGGCCCACTGGAGGCGCGACAGCCAGATCGAGCCGGTCAACACCGGGGCGGGATATGTCAGCGTCCTGGCCAACAACATGGAGTACGCCCCCTATGTGAACGACGGCCACCGGATGGACTGGCACTTTGTCCCAGGGCTGTACATCGACCCCAACACCGGGCAGCTGGCCTATGACCCGGCGGCAAAGGGGGGGCTGGTGGTGGGGACCAAAACCCGGTATGTCAAGGGGGAGTTTATGGTGGACAAGGCCAAAAAGGTCTATCAGGACACCATTTTGAAGGAACTGGATAAGGAGATTGAGAGGGCGATGCGGTGAATTTCACACTGGAGACCGTGGCCCGGTCCCTGGCGGACTATCTGGCCGAAACCCTGCCCGGCTGCACCTGGTACGAGGACCCCAACCAGCAGGATTCCCAAATGCCCTGCGCCTTCCTCCAGCAGCGGTACGCCAATACCGTCCTCCAGACTGGCGGACGGTGGCTGAGGACCATAGGGCTGGATTTGACCTATCTGGAGGACTACAACCTGCCGGACCTCCAGCGGCGCTATCAGAGCGCGGCGGAGGCCCTGGACCTGGTGATGGAGGCTTTTCCGTACCAGGACGGGGCGGGAAATACCACCCTGCTGCGGACCTATGACCGGGATTGGCGGATCGACCTGGACGCCATGCACTACAAATTCGAGCTGAAGGTCCTGGTCTCCCTGCCGGAGCAGGAAACAAAAATGGAACGTCTGGCTCAAGAATTGGAGGTGCATCCAACTGAAGCTGAATAAGGCGGAGGGCGGAAAGGCCCCAGATAAAACCTATACGCGGGAGGCGCTGCTGAAAAGCGGGCGGTTTGCCGCGTATCAGAAGGATTTTTTAGGCGCGGTGCTGGATAAGCCTGCGTACACCCTGGCCGAGGCCGAACAGGCGGTCCGGGATTTTTTCAAAGGGAAGGAAGTGTGAGCCATGGCGGGAGGAACCTGGACCAGCCAGAACAAGGTGCGGCCCGGCGTCTATATCCGCTTCAAGAGCGCCCCGGAGTCCCTGCTTACCGTGGGGGAACGGGGAACGGTGACCATCTGCGAGCCCCTATCCTGGGGCCCTATGGGGCAGGTGATGGAGCTGGAAGCCGGGGCGGATTTCACGCCCTATACGGGCTATGACGCCACCGCGCCACAGAACCGCTTTTTGAATGAGATTTTCAAGGGGACCAACCGCACCGCGCCCCCCAAAAAGGTGCTGCTGTACCGGCCAGCGGCGGCGGGGGCGGCCCAGGCGTCCGCTGTAGTGGGCGAGGGGGATTCCACCCTGACCGTCGAGGCGCTCTATATGGGCGCCCGGGGCAACGATATCTCGGTGGCCGTGACTGCGCTGCCGCCCGGGGACGGGGCCGAAACGGCCCTGTTCCAGGTCAGCACCATCGTGGACGGGACGATCGCGGACCAGCAGACCGTGGAGACCATTGGCGGCCTGGAGGACAACGGCTGGGTGACCTTTTCTGGCACGGCGGAGACGCCCCCAGCGCCCACCACGGGCGTTCCCTTGACCGGAGGGGCGGACGGCACGGTGCAGAGCGCGGCCTATGCGGCCTATCTCTCAGTGATTGAGCCCTACTCCTTCGACATCTTGATCTACGACGGAGCCGACAGCACCGTACAGGACGCCATGACGGCCTTTATCAAGCGGATTGCGGAGGAGAACGGCAGCTATGCCCAGCTTGTGGCCGCCAATTTGACCGCCCCCGACAGCCGGTTTGTCATCAACGTGTGCAGCGGCGTCACCCTGTCTGACGGCACGGTTCTTACGCCTCAGCAGGTCACCTGGTGGGCGGGCGGCGCACAGGCGGGGGCCAGGTACAACGAGAGCCTGACCTACGCGGCCTATCCCGGGGCGGCGGCCGTCTCCCCCAAGCTGACCAACACCCAGTACGCCGCCGCTCTGGCCGCCGGAAAGCTGGTCCTGACGGAGGACGGGGGCAAAGTGAAGGTGGAGCAGGACATCGACACCCTGACCACCTTCACGCCCGACATCGGGAAGGTGTTCCGCAAGAACAGGGTCATGCGCCTGTGCAGCACCATCGCCAACGACATCTACCGGCAGTTTTCCGCCAACTACATCGGCGTGGTCAACAACAACGCGGAGGGCCGCTCCCGGTTCAAGGCGGACATTGTGGGTTACCTGCTGGATATCCAGGCCAACCAGGGCATTCAGAACTTTACGGCGGACGATGTGGAAGTTCTGCCCGGGACAGAGCTTGACGCCGTGCTGATCAACCTGGCCGTTCAGGCGGTGGACGCGGTGGAGAAAATCTATATGACCGTCGAGGTCAGCTGAGGAGGCGAAACGAGGTATGAGCTATCTTCTGGCAAAGGACACGGTGAACGGCGCGGAGGGCAAAGTCTTTATTACGGTGGACGGGCGCAATATCGAGGTGGCCGGGATGAAGAACATCCAGACCGACGCCGATATTCAGTCCCAGGATATGCGCGTGATTGGCACCCGGAAGGTGCAGCAGAAGCCCAACGGGGCCAAGCTGACCGGCAAGGGCAACATCTACTATGGGACTCCCCTGTTTACGGATATGGTGCTCCAGTACGTCAACACCGGCGTCATGCCCTCCTTCGATATTCAAATTACCAATAACGACCCCACCACCAGCGTGGGGCAGCAAAGCATGGCCTACTACGGCTGCGTGTTGACGGGCTCGATTCCCCTCTCCATCTTAAACAGCGAGGAGTCCATGCTCAACTATGACTTCAACTTCTCGTATACGCGGGTGGCAAAGCTCCAGGGCTTCAACGCGCCCGCGCAGCTGGGAGATTAAAGGAGGTTTTTGTATGAGCAAGCTTTCCGCATTTCTGCACCCCGCCGCCTTTGAGGAGGAGCGGCTGGTTGCCATATCCGACCGCTTCGTGGACGAAGAGGGGAATCCGGTTCCCTTCAGAATCCGGGCGCTGACGCAGGAGGACATCGACCGCTGCAATCGAATGCCGGCCAAACAGGCAAGCGGCAGGAACGGCGCGCAGGCGTTTCCGGACCCCGCCGAGTTTTCCAGACGGATGGTACTGGCCGCCGTGGTGGAGCCGGACTTTTCCAGCAAGGAGCTGTGCGAGGCCTACGGTGTGGCGGACCCGATGCTGGTGCCCGGCCGTATGCTCCTTCCCGGCGAGTATACCCGGCTGCTCCGGGCGATCACCGACCTGGCCGGGCTGGGTAATCTGGAGGACGATCTAAAAAACTGATAGACGGGGACCGCTGGGACGCGGAGACTTTGACGGCCTACTACTGCTTCGTCAATCTCGGCTGGCCCCCGTCCCAATACGACGAATTGCCGCTGCGGGAAAAGCTCCTGGTGACGGAATTTGCCCTGAAGAGCATGGCGGACCAGAAAAAGGCCGTGGACGAAGCAAAACGGAGGTGATCGCATGGGGGTTATTCGGGAAGAGCTGATTCTGGTGGACCGGTTTACCAACGCGTTTAACCAGTACATCCAGATCGCGCAGAGGGCCGCCCGCATCTCCCTGGATATGCGGGGCTCCCTGCTCAATATCGAGACGGCCACCGCCTCCACCGCCCTGCTTATCCGGGAGCTGACCGAGGAAATCCGCAGGATGAACGACCGGATGCGGGACGGAGACAGGCAGGCGCGGAACCACGGCTCCGCCATGCGGGGGGCCGCAGGCTCCGCCGGTGTTCTGGGCAACGCGCTCCGGCAGCTGCTGAGCGTTTACATGGCGTTTCGGGCCGTTAAATGGGCCGTGGGGATGTCGGACGGGCTGGCGGGCATCAACGCCCGGCTCGGCATGATGAACGACGGGCTCCAGACCACGGCGGCGCTCCAGGATAAGATCTACGCCTCCGCCATGCGGTCCCGGGGCGTCTATGCGGACACGGCGAACTTTGTCTCCCAGCTGGGTATGCTGGCCGGAAACGCCTTCAAGAGCAATGAGGAGCTGATTGCCTTTTCCGAGGTGCTGAACAAGCAGATCGCCATTTCCGGTCAGGCCGGCACACAGGCCGCAGAGGGGGCCCTGATCCAGCTCCAGCAGGCCCTCTCCTCCGGCGTCCTGCGCGGGCAGGAGCTGAATTCCGTGATGCTGGGCCTGCCCAATGTGGCCAAGGCAATCGCGGACTATATGGGGGTCGGGCTGGCGGAGATGCGGGCCATGGCCGCAGAGGGCAAGGTGACGGCGGACATTGTGAAAAACGCGCTGCTGCAATCCGCCGCGGAGACTAACGAGCAGTTTGAGAACATGCCCCGGACCTGGAAACAGGTCATGAACCTGATGAAAAATGAGGCGGTCCGGGCGCTCCAACCCGTCTTTGATTTGCTGAGCCGGATCGCCAACAGCCAGTTCGTGGACAATGCGATTGCGGGCTTAGCGAACGCTCTGCGGATGGTGGGCGCCGCGGCGCAGTTCGCGTCGGACCACGCGGAGGACATCTTGAACGTACTACAGGGGCTGGCCCCTGCGCTGGGTATTGCCGCCGCCGCGTTCCTAGCCTATAAAATCGCCGTGGGAGTCGCCACGGCCCAGCAGTGGCTTTTAAACGCCGCCATGACGGCGAACCCAGTAGGGCTGGTGATTGCAGCAATAGTCGCTTTAATCGCAATTATGGTATATCTCTGGGAGACGTGCGAAGGTTTTCGAGATTTTTTCACAGAGGTATGGGCCCACAATATGCGGGTAATTTCCGGATTTATCTCTAACGTTTCCGCGGGGTTCCGGTCCTTTGCTGAGTTTGTCGTCAACTGCTTCGCCGATATGGGCGTTGGGGTGATCAATGCCATAAACGTCATGATGACGCCCCTGAGAAATTTCGTTTCTGCTTATAATTCTACGGCGCAGGTTTTCGGAAAAAAGACAATTGATGCAGATTTCACACTCTCCACTAGCGGTATCGAAGCGGCCAGGCAGAAAGCGCTGGGACTCGTCCGCAAACTTACTCTGCCTGCGGAATGGGACACGAATAAAACCGGGGAGCTCATAGAGTCGTGGAAGGAAGATATCCGCGATTTCAGCATTGTGGATTTTGTAAAAGAAAAAATCTTTGGAAGTTCCGCTTTTTCCGACCTCGCGGCTCTGGCGGCTAAAATCGCGAATGGACAAACCAGCGGCGTGACCGGCATCCCCTACGGCGAACTGATGGGATTGCTGGAGGGCATCGACGAGTCGGTCAAGGACGCGGGCGCGGCGGCGGCCAAGGCCGTGGATATGACCCAGGAAGATCTGAAGGAGCTGATAGACGTGGCGGAGCGGCGGTATGTGAACAACGTCAATCTGACGGCCCAGACCCCGGTGATCACCGTCAACGGCGCCAACACCGGCCGCACGGCGGCGGACCGGCAGAATCTGGCGGACACCATCCGGGATATTCTGATTGAGCAGACGGCCTCCGGCGCGGTGCGCACGACAGCGAGGACTTTTTAACAAAGGGAGGCGGGGGCTGATGGCGGAGAACAATTTCGGGCTGTTTTTCACGCGGGAAGATTTGGTTGTCCGGCTCCCGGTCAACCCGGCCAAGCTGCCGGATGCGCGGGACACGGACAACGGCTCCTATAATGTGCTGGGCATCGGGCCCGTCATGGTCCCCAGAATCCCCCGGCAGCGGGAGATCTCGATATCCTCCTATTTCCCGGGGCGCATGTTCCCCGGCGTGCTGACCGTGGGAGGCTTTAAGCCGCCGGAGTTTTATATCGGGTTCTTTCACAATGCCATGATTGACCGGGTTCCCATTCTCTACACCCCCGTCCGCTACTACGAGAACGGGGAGCCCTTCATGACGGGAGATACCGGCTTTCAGGTCCTGGTGACGCAGTTCAAAACCGAGGAGCGGGGCGGGGAGACCGGAGATTTCTATTATGATTTGACTCTGACGGAATACCGGGACTATGCCCCAAAGTCCGTCCAGCTCAAGCAGGAGACCGGCGGGGTGCCCGATATGTCCCAGAACGGGCAGACAGTGTCGGCAGCGGCTGAGCCCACGAGGGAGATGCCCGCCGGGCAGCTGGCGGTAGGGGTGACCGCCGTGGCAAACGGCCCCTGGTACGCCTCCAGCTACGGGGACGAGCCCCATGGGAACGGGAACGGGCGCACCGTGAAGGTCTCCCGCATGGTGGATGCGTCCCGGGCCTACCCGGTTCACGTGACCACGCCCGCCGGCGGCCCCCTGGGCTGGATGAAGGTGGACGCGCTCCAGGCGGTGCGCGGATGAAAACGGAGCTTTACATTGCCAATAAGTCCAGCGGAAAGGTCTGGGAGTGCTCCAACAGCGTGACGCAGGTCACCTGGTCCACCGAACGGACCGGGGCCCCGGGCACGCTGAAATTCACGGTGCTTAAGGGCGGGAATCTCTCCTATACCGAGGGGGACGAGGTGCGCTTTTCCGTGGACGGGGAACTCCAGTTCTTCGGCTGGGTCTTTACCAAGGTCAAGAACCGCTGGGGGGAGATTGAAACCACCTGCTACGACCGGCTGCGCTATTTCAAGGCCAACGCATCCTATTCGTTTTACGGCATGACGGCGGGGGATATCCTCCGCCAAATTGCCGGGGACCTGCAAATAGCTACAGGGGATATCGAAGATACTGGATACCGGATTCCCTCCTTCATCCAGGAAGATGAGAGCTGCCTGGACATCATGGGGGAGGCCGTCTACCGGACCCTGCTGAACACGGGGAAAATTTACATTTTCTTCGATGACGGAACGGGTGTCTCTCTCCGGGAGTCCGGAAAGATGCTGGCCGGAACGATGGTGGGGGAGGAATCCCTGCTGACGAATTACAGCTACAAAACCGACATCGACGAGCAGACCTATAACTTTATTAAGCTGGCCCGGCCCAACGAGGAGACCGGCCACGCCGATGTGTTCGGGCTGCTCGACAGCGACGCCGTCAAGAAGTGGGGCCTCTTGCAGCTCTACCGGCAGGTGGACGGGGCCCTGAACGACGCTCAGGTACGGGAGCAGGCGTCGGTTCTGCTCCAGACCTACGACCGGAGAATGCGGACGCTGAAGGTCAGTTCCCTGGGCGTCCCCGGCCTGCGGGCGGGGCAGATGCTCTACATGCAGGTTCCGGGTCTGGGCGATATCAACCTGGACCAGTGGGTCATGCTGGAGAAGGTTTCCCATACCTGGGAGAACGGCGTCCACACCATGGAATTTGAGACGTACCCCCTGTAGGGGCAGCCCTTCCAGGGGCGTAAAAAAGCCGCCCCGGCGGGCGGCGAAGTTTGACAAAATGCGGCGCGGCGTGGTAGGATAGACATGGCGCTGCCATAACGGTAGGCGGTTAGTCACTTCCCTGAGAAGGGAGGTGAAGCTGATGTGGAAGGAAAGGCTGTACGCTGTACTGCGTTTTCTCGTATGTCTGGCCTTTGTGCTGTACATATGCACCATAAAAGCGAGATAGCCGCCCCGGCCAAGGAAACGGCTATCTCATGATACCCAACTCTTAGGCTAACCGCTTATCGGCAGCGCCCTTCTGTTACCATTATATCATTCGCCTCCGTTTTGTCAAGGATGATGAAACGGAGGCGTTTTTTTGTGCAGCTGCGGGATGTTTTGTACCAGATGATGCAGGAGAGTCTGCGTGCGGCCCAGCCCGCCGACCTGCGGGTGGGGACGGTGACGGGGATAAATCCCCTGGAGATCTCCATCAACCCCGCCATGGCCCCGCTGAAGCGGGAGGTGCTCTATCTCACGGCGGCGGTGGTGGAAAAGAAAATCCCCGTGCTGGGGCACGCCCACGAGACGGACGGGCTGGCCCACAGCCATACGGTATCCGGACTGAGCCACGCCCACACAACCGGAGGGCTGAGCCATACCCACGCGGTGGACCCGGAGAGCACTGGAGGCGCCGCGAAAGCCACGGGTCCCGCTCTAAGCAGCTCCTACGGCTCCGATACGGCCCTGACGGGAATCTATCCCACAAATGTGGCCCTGAGCGGCGGTGTGGAAAGTACTTCGGCGCTGGGGAACGTGCAGTGCCTGGAGAACGGGACGCCGCTTCCGGTGGAAAACGGGTATATCATCTTAAACCGTGCCCTGGCGGCGGGGGATAAGGTGCTCCTGCTGCGAGTGCAGAGCGGGCAGAAATTCATTGTACTTTCGCGGATTTTTAAGGGGGGATGATCATGCAGGCGCTTCCGGAGAGCGGAGATGTCAGCCTGGCTCAGGAAATCCAGCCGGGACGGCAGCCGTCGCTGACCTGGTACATCGACCGGGACACGGGCCGGATCCGGGGCACGGCGGACGGGTTGGAGGCCGTGAGGCAGGCGGCAGAGATCATTCTGAATACCAACCGCTTCCAGTGGCAGATTTACCGGCCATACTCCGGCGTGGAGTGGGACGGCCTGCTGGGCCATGACCCCGGATATACCGCGGCCGAGCTGCGCCGCCGGATCTGGGCGGCGCTCCGTATGGACGACCGGATCACCGGAGTTTCCGATTTTTCCTATACCGTTTCCGGGGACGTGATGACAGCCTCCATAGCCGTTCAAACGGTCTACGGAGAGACGGTTTTATCTGTGGAGGTGGCCCTATCGTGATTGATTTCAGCAATGATACCGCCCAGGCCCTCCTGCAGCAGATGCTGGAACAGGTGCCCGATACCTTCGACAAGCGGGATACCGCCCCCATCCCCACCGCGCTGGGGCCCGCCGCCTGGGCGCTGGAGGGTTTTTATCTGGTCCTGAATCAGGTGCAGCAGAGCGCCTTTATTCAAACCGCCGGGGGCCAGAGTCTGGACAACCTGGCCGTCATCGGCTCCATCTCCCGCTATCCGGCGTCCCCGGCGGTGCGGCTGGGCCGGTTCAATGTCCCTGTCCCTATCGGCAGCCGGTTTTCCACCGTCAACGGCGCGGACAGCATGGATTTTACCGTCACGGAGGCGGACGGCACGGACAGCGGGTCCTATCTGTACAAACTGACCGCCGACACTCCCGGCACAGCCGGCAACGACTACAGCGGGCCCCTGCTCCCCATCACGGTCATTCCGGGGCTGACCTCGGCGGAAATGACGGATATCCTGACGCCGGGGGACGACACGGAGACCGACGGCGCCCTGCGGGCGCGGCTGATTACCACCCTCAACGACAGGCCCTTCGGCGGGAATATCGCCTCCTACCGGGATGCAATTCTTGCCATCGATGGCGTGGGCGCGGTGCAGGTGTACCCAACCTGGAACGGAGGCGGGACGGTCAAATGCTCCGTGCTGGGGTCCGACTGGCTCCCCGCCTCCCAGGACCTGGTGAATGCCGTGCAGACTGCGGCAGATCCGCCCCCCAACCAGGGGCTTGGGCTGGGTTTCGCCCCCATCGGGGCGCAGGTCACGGTCACCGCCCCGGAGGCCGTGGCGATCAACATAGGCGCAGATTTGACCCTGACACCCGGCACGACGCTGGCCCAGGTTCAGCCCCAGGCGGAAGCGGCTCTTGCGGCCTATCTGCTGGAGCTGCGCAAGAGCTGGGCGGACAACGTGGGCGTCTCCGGTCTGGAATACGCCTGCGGCGTGTATCTGGCCCGGATAACGGCGGCGCTGGTGGGCATTACGGGGGTGGTCAACGCCGCAAATGTGACCATCAACGGCAGCGCCGCCGATCTGACGCTGACCGAAACCAGCGAACTCCAGCAGGTTCCCACCCCCGGGGAGGTGTCGCTGAGTGTATGACCTGGATACCGACCTGATTGCCCTGCTCCCTCCGTGGTACCGGGAGATTTTGGACTATCAGGCTATCTGCCGCACGGAGGGGGAACGGCTGAACGCTTTGGCGCAGGAATTGACTGCCGTGGGGGACAATTTCTTTTTTCAGACGATGGGCGAGAGCGCCGTTTCTCAGTGGGAGCAGATTTTTCGCATTGTCCCCAGCCCGTCCACGGAGTCCCTGGCGTTCCGCCGGACCCGGGTGCTGAACCGCATTACCATCCGGCCCCCGTACACCCTCGGGTTTCTGTACCAAAAGCTGGACGAGCTGATCGGAAAGGGCGCGTGGACCGTCCGTGTGGATTACCCCAACTACACGCTTTATATCGAGAGCAGCGCGGAAAACCAGCTCTTTGCCCACGAGCTGACGGTCACCGTCAACCGCATCAAGCCCGCTCACATTGTCTTTATCAATACCCCTTATTTGAGCAGCGGCCTCTGCTTCAACGAGGAGGTAGAGCTGGCACAGAGAGTCTATCAATACCGCCTCGGCGCGTGGGGTCTGGGCCTCGGCCCCTTCGCGCTGGAGGAGAGCTTAGGAGTGGTTAAAATGCCGTCCGTCCCATCCATCCAGCCCGCTTTGCTGGAGAGCACGGCGAACTTTGCCGCCAGGGAGGTGGCCTCCGTCCGGGTCAATGGGGAGATCTCCATAACCGATTTTGAGAGTACGGCGGCGGACGATACCGTAACCGTCACTTATCAGGTGACGCCCGAGCAGGCAGACGCGATAACATCCCTGGAGCTGCTGGACAACACAGAGGGTGTGCTGACGGCAGCAACCGTCTATATCCCAGTGGAGGCAAGCACCCTGCTCAAGCATGTGATCAGAGTAACCGAAGGAGGTGCTTAAACATGGCAGAGAACCCTATCAACCCGCCGCTGCCCGCGGACCTGCCGGAAGACTGGGCCATCGGGCAGACGGTGGCCCCCTCCGGCACAGACGCCGGACTCTCCGAGCAGCACGGATATAATTACCTCATGAAGCAGGTCAATGCCGCCCAGGCGGGGGTAAACCGGCTGGGCGGGGCGATTGAGGAGACCCTGCGCCCGTTCGGGCCGGTGGCGGTGACGGTTCCGCTGGCATGGGAGGGCACAGGCCCGTGGACGCAGACGGTGGCGGTGGAGGGGGTGACGGCGGACATGGAGCTGCTGCACCTGTCGCTGGCCCGGATTGAGGACAACGCCTCCCGGAAAGCCCAGGAGCAGGGGCTCGTCTGCGTAACGTGGTGCGAGACGGTGGACGGCGGGCTGCTGCTGACCTGCCAGGAGAAAAAGCCGTCTGTGGCACTGCAATGCGTGCTGAAAGGGGTGGAGTAATATGAGCGAGGTTTGGATTGAGGGCCGCGTCCCGGCCCACGACCACGGGAACATCACCCCGGAGGGGGCCATCGGGACAGTGGCAAATAAGGCGGTCTATACCGGGGCAAATGGTGTGCTCCAGGCGGGGACGCTGCCGGTGGCGGCTGGGGGAATCGGGCGAAATACACTGACCGCTGGGGCGTTTCTCCGGGGCAATGGGACTGGGGCGGTCACCCAGACCCCCGCCGCCGATGTGCTGGGCGCGATCGGCGCGGCGGCTCCGCTGGCCGTCAATACCGGCTGGAAGCTCCAGTTCTCCCGAACCACCGCCGGGTCCTTTACCTGGACCGCCCCGGACCTCTTCGGCGGGAAAGGGTACAAAATCGGCGTGCTGGTGATTGGCGGCGGGGGGAGCGGGACGGCAAGTTCTTATTTTACATCCAGCGGAAACGGAAGGTATGCGTCCGGCGGGGCAAGCGGGTATGCCATATCCTTTGAAATGCAGGTGACGCCCGGAACCGCTTACAGCGGCGTCGTAGGTTCCGGCGGCGGTTCTGTGACCGCCTCCTCCGCCAGCGGCACGGCAGGAAACGCTGGTGGGACAAGCAGCTTTGCTGGAAAGACGGCCTATGGCGGCCAGGGCGGCCCGAGATCGCAGGATTATGGCTCTACTGGCGCAGTGGGTGGCCAGTGCTCTTTCTATGCAGGCGCGGCATCAAGCGAAACATCAAAAGCTTACGGGGGGCGTAATGTCCGAACAAGCTCCTCGGGCGGTGTTGGCGAGGGAATGCCCGGCTGCTGTTTTAATCCGTTTGAAAACAAGCAGATTCTTGGCGCTGGCGCATCCGTTACCGGCGGAAATGAAAACAAAACAGTTTCCGGCGGGAAAGATCCTGTGAATCCTTCCTATGGCGGCGGTGACGCCAGCGTCGCTACAGGGGCGGCGTATGGTGGGACAGGTAATCAGTCCGGCTGCGGCGGCGGGGGCGCGATATCCCTAAACGGGGCAACCGCGCGTTCCGGCGCGGGCGCGGCGGGCGCAGTTTACATCTATGTACAGGGGGTGACGTAATGAAGACAGTACGGCTGAAAGACAACGAGGTATGGGAAATTATCCCGGAGGACGCCCTTCCGGCGGCGGACTGGTACGGGCCGGAATTCGCGGAGCAGTGCGTGGAGGCCCCGGACGAGGTGGAACAGCGGTGGGTGTACGACCTGGAGACGGGGACCTTTAGCCCGCCGCCGGAGCCCGTGCCGGTGGAGCCGGAGCCCTCGGTGGAGGAGCTGATGGATATTCTTTTGGGAGGTGCATAATGTGAACAAATTACAGGCAGCGGAACAGCTGCGGCGGGCGGTACAGCTCTTTGCGGCGTCGCTGGAGGAAGATAAGGCGCTGGAGGTAGCGGCCCTCTATCCGGCCTATGCCGTGGGACAGGCCTACGCTGTGGGGGACTACCTGACCTGCGGCGTCAACGCCCTGGGAGATCCCCAGCTCTACCGGGTGGTGCAGGCCCATACCAGTCAATCGGACTGGCCACCGGAGTCCACGCCCGCGCTGTACGAGCCCCTGGGGCTGGATGGGGCTGGATATCCTGTCTGGAGCCAGCCCAGCGGGGCGCATGACGCCTATAACGCGGGGGATGTGGTCAGTTACAAGGGAGCGCGGTACAAATCACTGATGGACGGCAACGTTTGGAGCCCGGCGGAGTATCCCCAGGGCTGGGCACGGCAGGAGGAGGGGTAGCAGGATGCACAAATACCAGTTAATTCCAACGGGGGGGGGGTGCTGGGTCTAGGGACTTAGCACCTTGCACAAAAGCGCCGGGAGGCGGCCGGTAATGGGGCGGGTCATCATCGACTATCCGGAGACGGAGCGCTCCCACGGGAACATCACTCCAGAGGGGGCTGTCGGTACGGCGGCCAATAAAGCGGTGTTCACCGGGCCCAATGGGGTACTACAGGCGGGAACTTTGCCAGTGGCGGCCGGGGGGACTGGGAGGGCCACCCTGACCGCCGGGGCGTTCCTGCGGGGGGCCGGGACCGGGGCCGTCACCCTGACCCCGGCCGCCGACGTGGCGGCGCTCATCGGCGCGATGTCCGACATCAACAAAATTAGGTATATGGCGTTTACCAAATCGGGGACCTTTTCTGTTCCGGCGGCAAAGAAAAATAAATTTCGGGTTATTTGTGTCGGCGGCGGTGGCGGCGGAAACAACGGCGCCGCCAGCGGCACTAGTTTTGGCGGCAACGGCGGTGGCGGAGGCGGTGGAGGAACTGTCACAGTGACAGACGTTACGCTGACCTCCGGAACCGTTTCAGTCACTATAGGCGCGGGCGGCGCCCCTAACAGCAATGGCGGAGCAACTAGCTTTGGGTCCTACGCGTCCGCTTCCGGCGGCGGTCATGGGGGCACCAGTTCCGCCGGCGGAAGCGGAGGCGGCGGCGGAGGAGGAAACGGATACAACAGCACCGCCACAGCCGGCGCCGGTGGGGCAGGCTCAACCTATAGCGGCGGAGGCGGCGGAGGAGGGGCAACCGTCGGCCGCGGAGGAACTGGGGGAACCGGGGGCAGAAGCGGCGGAGGCGGCGGCGGGGGAGGTGGACCAACCGCAGGCAGCGGCGGGAGCGGAGGGTCTTACGGCGGCAGCGGGTCTGGAGGCAGCGTGAGCGGCTCCAGCACCTCTCCTTCGGCTGGCGCCTCCGGCAGATACAACGGAGCGGCAAGTGCCTATGATTTTCCGCTGGAGCCTCTGTTCTTTGAAACCGCGGCCCCCGGAGGCCCTAAAACGTCTATGTCTCCAGACAGAACCGCAACGATTGGCGGCAACGGAGGCGGAGGAAACGGAGGAAGGGGGGCCTCGGGCGGTATAGGACGATTCAGCAGCGACTACGGAAGCTGTCAAGGCGGTGGAGGCGGCGGAGGCGGCCACAGCATCGGCGCGGCAGGCGGCAACGGAGGCGGAGGTTACGTTGGCGGCGGCGGCGGTGGTGGAGGTGGTGGCGGCTACAGCGGCCCGGGCGGCGCCGGAGGCGGCATCCCAAGTGGCCACTATCAAGGCGGAGGCGGCGGAGGCGGCGGAGGCGGCTTCCGCTACAACGGCTCCAGCGGTGCGGGCGGTGCAGGCGGTCAAGGAAGCAATGAAAGCGGCAAAAACGGGGAAGCATACGGCGGCGGCGGTGGCGGCGGCGGCGGTGGACGCTATGGCGGAACCCAGTCCGCCTCCGGCGGAGGCGGAGGTCGCGGAGCCGATGGTATCTGCATTGTCGTATGGCAAGTGATTTAAAGGAGCGCGATATGGTATACCTCATTTTCAAAGACAACAAGCTTCTAAACCGTATTGTTGCAGACCAGGAGTTCATCGCTCCCTACTGCGCCGAAAACGGCTATACCTGGGAGGAGGAGCCCGAGCCGGAGCCACCCCCGGAGCCGGAGCCCGAGCCGTCTGCGGACGATATCCTCAGCGCCCTTCTGGGGCTGGCGGACTGACGGAACCTGTGAGCGCAAAAATGCCGCCCTGAGCGGGCGGCGAAGTTTGACAAAACGCGGCGCTGCGTGGTAGGATAAAAGCGGCGCTGCTGCATAAAAGGCGGTTTAGCTAATCCCCTGGAAAGGGGGTGAAGCGTATGGGAAAGGTATGGAAAGTACTGCGGTTTATAACAGCCATTCTTTTTTGGCTTGCAGTACTGATATACATAGCACCAAAAGCATGCTAGCCGCCCGGTCAGGCCCCGGACGGCAAGTGTATTTCACTAACTGATTCACAAAGGGTTAAACCGCCATGTGGCAGAGCCCTCT